CTCCACTGTAACGTTCATTTTCGGTCGCCTTTCCTCCGCCATGGTTTCACGCATGATCCTTGTCACGTCTTCAGCCGTGAGCCCTGGCTTTTGCTTGCTTAACACTTCCTGAATGATTACTCTAATCTGCTCTTCTGTCATGTCCAAATCCTCCTTTTTTTGAATTGCTCTTTCAATTTCAATCCCCTCAAGGGACCTCCCCACGCCTACGGTTCCATCCGCAGGAATGGGCGTAAGACTGATTTCATAGGGCGTCCATCGCGTCGCCACATATGCCGGCCCCTTTATCTTCCGCCCATCGTCAAGTTCATATTCTTCATCTTTTTGAACTTGATAAAATTTGTTGATCTGATAACCCACGGATACGCCCCGCAGGGATCCGGATTTGACCTTGCTCATGGCCTTGTTGCCGTCTTCGTCTTCGTCGAAAATCAGGTCCGCTCTCCCCCGCCTGTCCTCGATTCGCACATTTCGCAAAGGCCCGACGATGATGGACGGGTTATGATTCAGCAGCCCCGAACCCATGCGCTTGAGCCGCCCGAGATCCACGTTCCCTTCTCCATGAAGCAAAATCTCTGTACCAAACCATCTACTGATGGCCGTTTCGGACGAAAATGAAAGTTGTACGAGGCGCTTTTCCTCATCAACTGCCGCCCTGTCGAGGTCGATGATTCTATAAAAAAGATCGTTGTTCATATGGGTCTCCCCTTTTTTGGCTTTGGAAGCTGCCTCAAAAGCCCCTCCTCGACTTTGACAATGCTTTTGGGCCGCCGCCTCGGTCCATACATCTTTTGGATAACGAAGGGCCTGGATTTCGCTTTTCTTTGCTTTTCCGGTCCCTTTGATTCCATAGATTACGTCTATGCATTTATCCGCTTCTTTCTGATCGCAATTAATCCGCGCAAACCGGTCATACTGACCGGGATCTTTCAGTCTTCACGAATGCTCGTTCGGATATGGCCTTAACAAAAGTTCAGTCATTTTACTCTCCTGATGCTATTGTCCGGCTCATCATTCGATCTTTCGGTTTCATTGACTTGTTGGGGTTGCATTCCCTTGGATGTGGGGAATTTTACGTCGTATCGTTCTTCCAAATCCTTGATTTTTCGCAGCTCCCTGGCCCGGACTTCCAGGACCTCGTCAACGTCATTGCCGAGTTCGGCACAGGCATCCGTCAACGTGTCAAAATTGTTCACCACGTCGTTTTCTCTTCCTTTGCTCTCCTTGAGCGGATCCACCCAGCGTCGATAAACGGCAGGTATCCATGAGGCCCGAAGAAAGTCGTCCGTCCTGCGATCAAAGGCGATCGCCGGGAGGAGGCCCTTCACCACCATGGCCCTGGCCACATTTTCCCACACGGGGATGCAGAGGTGGTGTTTGAGGTACGCCTGGCGCTCCACGCACGTAGCCCAAAACTGTAGCAGCACGGTCCTTGCGTTCGAGTAGTTGAAGTCCTTCCAGTTTTGCGAAAAAACTTCTGGTGGGATGTCTAAAGCATTGGCCGGCCCTCGTATGAGCTGATCCACGTATTCGCCGAAGGTCTCATTCGGCCTCGTGGGATTGTGCATGGTGAATTTTTCGCCCTCATTCAGATAATGCACCATGGCCGGCGCGAACTCGTGGATGCGGTCGTATTGATCCGGATTATCCGATGCCTTCGTGAAAGCTGCATTAAATCCATCGGGATTGCCCGACTCTACAATGCCGGTCAGGCAGGCCGCCTCCAGGGCCGCCATTTTCTCGGCCTCCATGTAGCGATCGAGGTCTTGGAGGTCTTTGAGTCCCGCTGCAAAAAGGGTGAATCCCCTGGTCTGCTCTGGCCTGAGCGGATTGAATAGGTGGAGGACCTTTCGGGTCCCATTCGGATTGAAGGCCGGGACCTCTTCAAAATCGAAAGGCTTCTTGGTCTGCTGAATGAACCATTCGCCGGGATGTTCCTTGAGGATGAAATAGGCCTCCGGCACTCCTTCTTCGTCGAAACGAATGCCATTTCTAACCATGGGATTGGCAATTTCCTCTGGGGGAGTCTGGAGCCGGTCGCATTCCAGCACGTCGAGACAATAAGAAACTAGGCGGTTTTTGCGGTTGCTGATCCGACCTATGACTAGCGCTTCGCCATCGCGGAGCAGGGCCCCCTCGATGATCCCCTGAAGCTCGTAGAAGGAAAACAGGAGTCTCTTGTCGGCCTGCCGGTTCCACCGATCAAAGTACCGCTCCGCTTCGCGGTTCCATTCATCCGCCATTCTCTGATCGATCTTTGGGATGGATTTCGGCTGCTCATCCGGCCTCACCCTGGCCTGGAATCTGATCCCCTGGCCCACCACATTTTTGACGATTCGGCGGATTGGTCCCGATATGAATCCATTGTTGTACTGCATTTGGCGGATGTGATTTCGGAGTTTCCCGATTTCAAACTTGATCGCAGTGTCCGGTCCCTGGGCAGTGGTAAGAAAGTCATACCGCATCCTGGACCCTGAAATGGCCTCAAAAGTACGCTTGTGTGCTTGCTCCAACCTCTCCATGCGCTGCTTTGCCACGCGGCGCCTGAGCGCAAAGGCCGGGGCAATGTTTACCAAGGCTCTGCCAAACCATCCCATCAAGCGAACCTCCTGTATCGACCGTAAGAAGTTCGAGTTTGCCGAGATCCCGTATTCTCCAGGCCCTCCAGCTTGTAGGTCTTCTCCAACAACCCACAAAGTTCGTCAAAGGTGCGGTATCTCAGCCGTCGATTGCCGATCGAATACTCTCCAGTACATGGTGTACCGGCTACATGATCGGCGATGGCGTCTTTAATGGCCGCCCGCAGGGCTGACCAGGTGGTGAAGGCCATCAACTATTCTCCTTTGGCCACAAGCCGCCATAGACTGTCAGGCTTTTTAGCTTCCTCCAGGCCCCTTTCGAGTGCCTGAATTTTATCTTTCGCCTGGATATCAATTTCAAAAAGTTGTATGGTCCGATATACGTGCACATGAAATTTAGGCATTTTGTCCCCCTGACCATTCCCAGATATGTTCGCATGCCCGACACCGAAAACTTGCGTAGTCCGGCCTCAACATAAGGCAGACAATCGGATGAGCATCGCATTTTGGGCATTTTCCCATCTGCCGATAGCGCATCATCCGGTCAGCAAGCGGCATCTCTAGGATATTCACGATTTCCGCATTTTCCCCTGAGGGAAGGCCGGGGGCCTCCGGCTTGGTCAGGCCGGAGACTCCCGCGTCGGCAGGGAAAGAGGAGAAAAGCATCTTTTTTGGTTCTTTCTTCATAAAACACCTCAAAAAAAATGGGTTGACAGAGATTTTAATCCCCATCAACCCAAAAAGCAAACTTATTATAGAATTGTTTTTTCCAAATGTCAAGAGGGTATTTTCAGTGGTGAACACTTTATCGTAGAATTGTGTTGTTTTGTTGACCTTTCATCTATATTCAGTTTCCATAATCTATAATATGAAACAATTCATTTCATTGATATGAAAGATTATAGGTTTACAAAAAATGTCATTATTCATAATTTTATGACTCATTTTCGTCATACTCAAAAATAGCCTGTTTTTTGACTCAAAATTGCCATGATTTGTCATAAAATGTTACTTTTTCTCAGAATTGGATATTCATTTTTTCATCAACAATATCGGTGATTTACGCTATGTTTTTTAATGAATGGTCATTCATTCAGTGAAAACATGCCTAAATATGTGACTTTTGGGCTTTTTTGTCTCGAATGCCTTGACAAAAATTGTCATGCCAAACGATGTTTTATAGTTATATCAATCACTTACATCCATTCGCAATAAAATGACATGGGTGGCATGGGGATTGCACTATTATATAGTCAAGATGCAAGTCCTCGAAGGCTAAAATCAAAAACCCTTAACGCCGCCCCCGGCGGCTAAACCGGGGAGGGAGGGAGAGATGGTAATTTTGGGTTATGTAGGAATTTCGTCCCCAGCCCTGCAAAGACTGCATGAGCTGGGCATCATCCCTCGTGAGATAAACCCTCAGCGAGGATTTGAGACATTTGAGATCCCCAATTCCGCAGCCGGGGAGTTTGATTATCGCTGTGGAACAACTTACCGGGCC